ATAATATGAGCGACTTCTATGATATAAGTGCAAAGATGAAGGAACTATTTCCGTCTAATCCAGCGGCTGACTTAGCAGCATTACAAGAGATGGCTGGAGCTCCAGTAAAAGACGATATAGCTGTAGATCATATTAATGAAAGTGCTTCTGTTAAAAAAGGAAGTTTACCTATAGACTTAGACTTACAGAGTTTTGCAAAACTAGCAGGAATAACTGAAACACAGAAAACAGGACCTGCAGGACAATTAAAAGCAAAAGATGCTATTAGTAAACAACCGGCAATGACTACAAACAATCCAACTAGAGATAAACTGGTAGGCGATAGTATTGAGAACGAAGATGAGTTTACAACAGCCGTAGATGATACTTTTGGACAAGGAACTATTGCTAAGAAAATTGGATTTAGTCCAAGAGGTGAATTAACAAAATTAATTTACAGAGCAATTAAAGCTGTCATGCCAGAAGCTGACGAGGCAGAAGTAAAAAAAGCTGCAAACGCCGCAGCAGATAGCATGCAAGAATCTATGGGTGAAGATTTGAGAATGAACAAACGCGGCAAAATTGAATATGATGTCGACTATAGTGATCTTCCAAATGAACTTGAAGATGATTTTTCAATGGCAAAGTTAAAGAAAGAATTTGAAAGGGCAGTTAAGAATAAAACTGATGCTAAAGAAGGTAAAAGCCCTCATCCTAAAGGTAGTAAAAAATACAAAGCACATATGGCTGCTATGCATGCTAATGAAACTACAAAAGACTCAATTAAAGAACAACTACTAGCTAAACTTAAAGCGAGAAAGTAATGCGTGTACTTGAGGTATTACAAGAAGAAGACAAACCTTTAAGACTCATCAACCCTGATGAGTTAGATATTACTAATCCAGAAGAAAAAAAATTAAAAAAAGAAATTGAAAAAACTTCTTCAATAGATGTTGCTACTGCAAGACGATTTGGTATAGACGATGCTGGTATTAAAAAAATGCAAGCAAAGGCATCAGGTAAAAAATGGCAAGACCGTCTTAGTATGCACTCTTGGTACTTAATTTTCTATGTCTCTAATGTTAATAGATTTAAAAATATGAATCCAGGCAGTATTAAGTATAAGTGCGATAGCTGGTATAAAACACTAGTTCAAGACCCTGGGCCTATGGAGCCTATAAGTAACTGGGTTATGAATGCTTCTAATTTAGCAAATCTTTATACTACACACAATGACGCAGAAGATATTTTAAAAGAGTTAATAGGTAGAATACAAAACATAGTAGGTGTTACAATAGGTCCTTCCTGGAAGATTGGTGGCAGCGACACTCCTAAAAGCACATTTTTTAAGGCATATGAAAAGTATTTACAAGTAGTAGATCCTAATACAAAACCATTAAAGACTCGGATTAGAACAACTGCAACAGCAATTGAAGTTAAGAATCTTAAAGCTGGAAAAAAATATAAAATTGTTAGCCTTGGAGATACTAACTGGGAAGACGCAGGTGTTGAAAAAGATAAACCAGCACTAGTTGACACTGAATTTACAGCTTCGGGCGGTGGCGAAGGAACTGGCACAGCTAGACCTGTTGCTGGAGAAAATGACAATACGCCAGTATTAACTGATAAACCTTTAACTTCTTCTGAAGCATCTAATGTTGCTGGAAAGCTGAATAAAGTACTTGATGGGTTTGGTTTACCAGATTTCATTAGTGATGCCGATGACCAAGAAATTTTAGCAATACTTAGAGACAACATAAAAAATAAAAAAAGTTGGGACTTAGTTAAAACAAAATATAAAGAATTTTATGATGGCAAAGACCTAACTAAAGAAATATTTAATGATCTAAAAGACGATAATGACAAGGTATTCAATAATTGGTTAGCTGGTATTGCCCCTGGTCTTGCTGTTGATCAAACTGCTATATCTACATATTCTAAAGAAGCAAATAGTAAAAAATTAACGCCGGTAGAAATAAGAGCTTTGGGAATTGATTTTGAAAATAAATTCCTACAAAAAGAACCAAAGTACGCAGATTTTGTAAACACAACAACAGGGCGTAAAATTTGGGATGGTAATAAGAAAGCCTTTTACGACCAAATTAAAGAAGAAATGATGGAAGAATCGCCACCAAGACTATCTATGGGTCGATTTAAAGAAATTTTCGTAAAATGGATAAAAGCATTTAAAGATACAGCTGACGAAGCTTTATCTTAGTCAATTCCCAAACAAAACACTTGACTTTCTGTTAAGTATCTAGTATAATATAACTTAATTATTAACTAAAGGAGATAATTATGAGTGACCGTACCTACGGTGTAGAAGAAAAACAAAAGTTAGAACGTCTAGTTAATGAAGGCGTAACAGTACTTCAAGAAATTGAAGCGTTAAACGAAGGTCTCAAGGATACTGTAAAAGCAGTAGCAGAAGAACTTGACATTAAGCCAGGATTAATTAACAAAGCCATTAAGATTGCACAAAAAGGTGATTGGGCTCAACATGCTGACGCATTTGATGACCTTGAAACACTTGTTGTTACAGTCGGCAAGGACAAATAGGTTTGGACAGAATTGTTAAATTTTTTAAAGAAAGCCACCGTTTAAGTCCAACAGCATTTTATTGTGAAATGATTGAAGCACTATTTTTAATTAGTGCAAGTGCAGTATTAACATTTACTGTACTTAACCCTGCAACTAAGATTTTTATTCCGATGTATCTTATTGGATCTATTTTAGGAGTTATTAGTGCTGTTATTAGACAAGCTGCGTTTGTAATTGTATTATGTTCTTGGTTTACCTTGATGAATACTATTGCACTAATAAAATTATTTATAGGATAAGAAATGAGTTATGTAGACGCAATATTTGATCGTGATGCTGATATAATTAAAACAGTTGAGCGTAAAGACGGCAAAAGAAAGTTTCATGAATTTCCTGTAAAGTATACGTTCTATTATGAAGATCCTAGAGGCAAGTATAAAAGTGTGTATGGTGATCCATTAACTAGAATTGTTAGCAAAAGTACAAAAGAGTTTCGTAAAGAAGTTGCTATTAATAATTCTAAAAAGTTATTTGAGAGTGATATCAATCCTATCTTTCAATGTTTGAGTGAAAACTATCTTAACCAAGATGCTCCTAAATTAAACATTGCATTCTTTGATATTGAGACTGACTTTGATCCGGAGCGTGGCTTTGCTGATCCAAGTGATCCTTTTATGCCTATTACAAGTATTAGTGTATATTTGCAATGGCTAGAGACAATGGTGTGTTTAGCAGTTCCGCCTAAGACACTTACTATAGATCAAGCTAAAAAAGAACTTGATGGCATTGACAACGTAATGCTGTTTGAAAAAGAAGGTGAAATGATTGACACTTTCTTAACACTAATTGAAGATGCTGATATTTTATCAGGATGGAACAGTGAAGGTTATGATATTCCGTATACTGTAAACAGAACTAGTCGTGTACTAAGCAAAGATGATACAAGACGTTTTTGTTTGTGGGGTCAACTGCCTAAGAAACGTGAGTATGAAAAATACGGTAAATCAGCTGAAACCTATGACCTAGTAGGTAGAGTACATTTAGATAGTTTGAATTTATATCGTAAATACACATATGAAGAACGACACACATATAGACTTGATGCAATTGGCGAGATTGAAGTTGGAGAAAACAAAGTACCTTATGAAGGCACTTTGGATCAACTGTACAACAATGACTTTAGAAAGTTCATTGAATACAACATTCAAGATACCGCACTACTGGACAAGCTGGACAAAAAGCTAAGATTTATTGATCTAAGTAACGAACTAGCCCATGCAAATACTGTTTTGCTACAGACCACTATGGGTGCTGTTGCAGTTACAGAACAAGCGATTGTTAACGAAGCACATCATAGAGGGTTACAAGTACCTAATCGCAAAAAGCGTGATGATGAGAACACACAAGCAGCAGGTGCATACGTTGCATTTCCTAAGAAAGGCTTGCACAAGTGGATTGGTAGTATGGACTTAAACAGTCTGTATCCTAGTGTTATTAGAGCTCTTAATATGGCGCCTGAAACTGTTATAGGACAAATACGTCCTGACATTTCAGATGCTCGTGTACAAGAAGACATGGGTCTAAAGAAAAAGTCGTTTGCAGGAAGTTGGGAAGGACGCTTTGCTACAGAAGAATATGATGCTGTCATGGAACAAAAACGTGATATTGCACTTACAGTTGACTTTGAAAACGGACAAACAGAAGTCTTAAGTGGTGCAGAAATTTATAAACTAATCTTTGATAGCCATAATCCTTGGATGCTTAGTAGTAACGGTACTATCTTTACAACAGAATTTGAAGGTGTTATTCCTGGTATACTTAAACGTTGGTATAGTGAACGTAAAGAACTACAAGCACAACTTAAAAAAGCAAAAGACGCAGGCAATGCTATTGAAATCGAGTATTGGGATAAAAGACAGTTGGTTAAGAAGATTAACTTGAACAGTTTGTATGGTGCTATTCTTAATCCAGGTTGTAGATTCTTTGACAAACGTATTGGTCAATCAACAACACTAACAGGTCGTACTATTGTTAAACATATGAGTGCTGAAGTAAACAAAGTTATTACAGGCACATATGATCATGTTGGTGAAGCAATGATATACGGTGATACTGATTCGTGTTACTTTAGTGCATATCCAACACTTAAAAAAGATATTGATGCCGGACAACTTCCATGGGATAAAGATAATGTAATTACACTTTATGACCAAGTATGTGAAGCGGCAAACGAAACATTTCCAAAGTTTATGTTAGAGGCATTTCATTGTCCAAAGAGTAGGTCGGACGTTATTGCGGCAGGTAGAGAAATTGTTGCTGAAAGCGGATTGTTTATTACTAAGAAACGTTATGCGGCATTAGTATATGACATTGAAGGCTTTAGAAGTGACACCGATGGTAAGCCAGGCAAAGTAAAAGCAATGGGCTTAGATTTACGTAGATCAGATACACCTGTGTTTATGCAAGAGTTTTTAAGTGAAATACTGTTAATGGTACTTACAGATGTTCCACAACAAGATATACTAGAACGTATTACTGTATTCCGAAAAGAGTTTAGTGAACGTCCTGGTTATGAGAAAGGTTCGCCTAAACGTGCAAACAAAATTGGACACTATCAGCGTCTTGAAGAGAAGCAAGGTAAAGCTAACATGCCTGGACACGTAAGAGCAAGTATTAATTGGAATACACTAAAACGTATGAATGGCGACAAGTATTCGCAAGAGATTGTTGACGGAATGAAAGTTATTGTTTGCAAACTAAAACAGAATCCACTAGGGTATACTAGTGTAGCTTATCCAACAGACGAATTACATATACCTGATTGGTTTAAAGAACTGCCATTTGATGATTCGGCAATGGCAGAAACTATTATTGACAATAAACTAGATAACTTGATTGGTGTGCTTAACTATCCACTAGAAGATACAAAGCGTCATAATACATTTACTAGTTTGTTTGACTTTGGAGAATAAATGAAAACAGAAATGAAAAGTAGTAAACCTAAGTTCTGGGATAGAATAGAAAGAACTTACGAAGTTACATACCCATCAGGACAAACTGTACGTTGGGAGAAATATACTATATCAGAGTGTCTTACAAAATATAACGGACATAATGCTATGTATGATCATAAGCTTCAAATTAGAGAAATAGTAGAAGAGGTAGAATGAAGTTTGATATTAAAGATATCGGAGGCGTAATTGCTAAACAAGATGAACGATATATTGTTAAAGACAATACTACACTAAAAAATTTAGTAGTAAGCAGTACGTTCTTAGAGGCAAACAAAAGCACATCAGGTCATAGACATGCTGGGCAAGAAGAAGTTTATTACTTTGTTAGTGGGAAAGGCCAAATGGAACTTGATCATAAGATATTTGATATAGGTCCGGGTGACATTGTACTAATAGAAGATAATGTATTTCATAAAGTACACAATACAGGAGACTATGGATTATACTTTGTTTGTGTATTTGATGGTAGGAGAGCAGAATGAAAGTAGGATTTACTTGTAGTACATTTGATTTGCTACACGCAGGACACATAATAATGTTGCGTGAAGCAAAAGAACAATGTGATTATCTTATATGCGGATTACAAGTTGATCCTAGTCAAGACCGTAAAGATAAGAACGCACCAATACAAACTGTAGTGGAACGCTATACCCAGCTAAAAGGCGTTGAGTATGTAGACGAAATTATTCCTTACGGTACTGAAAAAGATTTAGAAGACATCCTTAGTATGTACCCAATTGATGTACGTATACTAGGAGAAGAATATCGCGACAAGGATTTTACAGGCAAAGACATATGTCGTAAACGTGATATTGAATTACATTTTAATAAAAGAGATCATCGTTTTAGTTCAAGTGATCTTCGGAGAAGAGTTTGTGAATAAATTTATATTTGATGTAGACGGAACATTAACCCCAAGTAGACAAGAAATTGATGGCGACTTTGCTGTTTACTTTAGTAACTTTTGTGTAATTAATGATGTGTATCTTGTAACAGGAAGCGACAAAGAAAAAACAGTAGAACAAGTAGGAGAAGAAATATATAGTCTGGCTAAACGTGTTTACAACTGTTCGGGTAGTGATGTTTGGGAAGGTGAAAAGAATGTTTATACAAGTAATTGGCAGTTACCTCATGAAGCAGAAAAATGGCTTAGAACAGAATGTCGTATAAGCGAATTTCCATTACGTACTGGATTACATATTGAAAAACGTCCTGGTATGGTAAATTTTAGTGTTGTTGGTCGAAATGCAACAATGGGCGAAAGAAAACTATACGTAAAGCATGATGTAAAAACAAATGAAAGAGTTAGAATAGCAAAAGAGTTTAAAACACAATTTCCTGATATTGAAGCAGTAGTTGGCGGTGAAACTGGTATAGATATTTTTCCTGTAGGAAAAGATAAGTCACAGATAATCAATGACTTTGATAAAACAGATAAACTTTACTTCTTTGGCGATAGAATGGACAAGGACGGAAACGATTATACTTTATCTTTAAAAGTTCATTGGGCAAGGTCTGTAACAGGATGGGTACAAACTAAAGAAACTTTATGTTATTTACAAGAAGCAAAAATAGCCTTATGAAAATATTAATAACTGGGCATAAAGGGTTTATAGGTAGTGTCCTATTTAATCGCTTGTGTCATAAAGATCATAAAGTTACTGGTTTAGATTTAGTTAATAATCAAAACTTGCTAACATATGAATTTACAGAAGAATTTGATTTAATTATACACTTAGCAGGTAAAAGTGGAGTACGTGAGAGTATTAACGATCCTGCAGGGTATTGGCGTAATAACGTAGAAGCAAGTAAACGTTTGTTTGCACGTTATCCAGAAACACGTATATTGTATGCAAGCAGTTCAAGTGCATACGAGCCAGACTTAAATCCTTATGCGGCTAGTAAGTACATTGTTGAAGAAGCCGCTGAACGCTATGTTAATACATTAGGTATGCGTTTTCATACAGTATATTCAGATCTTCCAAGAAAAGGTATGTTTTTAGACAAACTTATTAATAACCAATTAGAATATGTAACTACCCATTACAGAGACTTTATTCATATAGAAGACTTATGTGATGCAATTGAGTTATTAATGGAAAGCCAATTAAATGGAATATTAGATATTGGAACTGGCAATAATGTTAAAGTCCAGACTCTTGCGCCAGAGCTTCCGATCCGTCTAAATACTGTACACGAAAGACAATATACAAAGGCAAACATAGAAAAATTATCGAATTTAGGGTTTAAACCTAAATATAACATAAAAAAGTTCTTGACAAACAAGAATTTAGGCACTATAATATAAACAACATAAATGGAGAATTAGGCATGAAAGACATTTTACAAGACGTGGTATCACATACACACGCATTAGGTTTCTTAACCTTAGTTAAAGTAACATCAGATAGTAATGAAACAACTATCGATTCAATGGCTGATGATAGATCAGTAATACTATCATCAAATACACACAATAAAGTTTCTGAGTTTGAAGGTACTTTTGGTATGCCTAACTTAGACAAGTTAGCACTACACTTAAAAAATCCTGAATATCAAAAAGATGCTAAACTAGAAGTAGTTAAAGCAGATCGGAATGGCGAGACTATTCCAACACATATCCACTTTGAAAATTCAAGTGGTGATTTTCAAAACGATTATCGCTTTATGAACAAGCAAATTATTGAAGAAAAACTTAAAACTGTAAAGTTTAAAGGTGCGGCATGGAATGTATCATTTAAGCCAAGTGTTTCTGCAATTAATCGTATGAAACTACAAAGTGCAGCACACAGTGAAGAACCTACATTTAATGTAAAAACTGAAGAAACTGGTGGTGCAACAGATTTAATTTTTAGTTTTGGTGATGCAGCTACACACGCAGGTAGTTTTGTTTTCCAAAATGCAGTTGAAGGAACGTTAGGTCATACATGGAGTTGGCCTGTAGCACAAGTTCAATCAATACTTAATCTGAATGGAGAATTAACTATGAGCATCAGTGATCAAGGTGCAATGCAAATTAGTGTTGATAGTGGTATGGCAAAATACGACTACATTCTACCAGCTCAGAGTAAATAATGAATCGTGATTTAACAAAAGCACAAAACGACTATGCACACTTTTTACCAGCATTAAGTGGATTCTATGCAACGTACATTGGAAAACAACGTTTTAATGATTATGTTGATCCAGGTAGAATTCCTTACCCAAGTATGGAAAGTATGAATTGGTTAAACAAAAAAGATGGATTGTTTAATTATCATTGGACTCTGTACTCTGCAGGACATGCTGAATTAGATATCAATAAAGACGCACCTAAAGAAGATATGGTTCGTAATAGAGATAGAAGTAATAGTTGGATGTTAGGTGACAGTGGTGGTTTCCAAATTGGTAAAGGAGTTTGGGAAGGCGACTGGAAAGATCCTAGTTGTCCTAAAGCACAAAAGAAACGTGAGCAAGTACTTACATGGATGGATGCTTACATGGACTACGGTATGATACTTGATATTCCGGCTTGGGTCGCACGTTCACCTGCTGGTGTTAAAGCAACAGGCATTAGTACATATCAAGAAGCTGTTAATGCTACACGTATTAACAATGATTATTTTATGGCTAACCGTAATGGTAATTGTAAGTTTTTAAATGTACTACAAGGCGAAAATCATGCTGATGCTGAAGATTGGTATCAACAGATGAAAGACTATTGTGATCCAGTTAAGTATCCTGACAATCATTTTAATGGTTGGTCGATGGGTGGACAGAACATGTGTGATGTACATTTGGTTCTTAAACGTCTAGTTGCATTGAGATTTGACGGACTACTGGAAACAGGAGTACACGATGTAATGCACTTCTTAGGTACATCTAAGCTAGAGTGGGCTACACTACTAACTGATATACAACGAGCAGTTCGTAAGTATCATAATCCAAACTTTATGATTACATTTGATTGTGCTTCACCTTTCTTGGCAACTGCGAACGGACAAATCTACTGTGAACTCGAAACTGAAGATAGATCAAAATGGGTGTATCGAATGGTGCCTAGTATTGATGATAAAGCATTATCAACAGACACTACTCCGTTTGGTCAAGCATTTGTACGTGAAAACAAACATACTAGTTTTAAAGATAGTCCGCTTACACAAGATTTAAAAGCTAAAGACGTATGTATTTACGGTCCAGGAGATCTAAATAAAATAGGTAAAGAAGGAAAAACATCGTGGGATAGTTTTAGTTATGCGATCCAAATGGGTCATAATGTATGGAGCCACATTGATGCAGTACAAGAAGCAAATAGACAGTATGACGCAGGACACATTCCTAAAATGCTTGTACAAGAGCAATTTGACAGGGTTCTATTTAGAGACGTTGTGGAAGCAGTATTTGCAACTGACAAACGAGAAGAAGCAAATGCAGTAATTGAAGAGTTTTCAAAGTTTTGGATGGCTATACCTGGTACTAGAGGCGCAGTAGGCAAAAAAACTGTAAACGCAGGAACTTACTTTGATTCTTTATTTGAAGTTGATAATTCAACAGATACAAATATTGATGCAGAAGAACTTGACGAAACTAAATTAGAGAGCTTATTGGATGAGCAAAATTGATAGTTTAAAATCACATATAAAAGTCTTAGAAGAAAAACACAAAGAGATTGACAGCTATGTAGAATCTTGCTATAATAATACTAACATAACAGATGAATTAAGAAGAATGAAAACTTTGAAGCTTTGGTATAAAGATGAAATACATAGGCTTAATCAAAAATTAGTACAAATGGTGTTAAAATGAAACGAAACTATGAAAGTGGTGTAAGCGATACTCCAATCTTTTTTACAGGCATTGAAGTAGAAAAGACTCCTGCGTTTGGAATGAAAACTCTATTTGTTACAGGTACACAGCCATGTGACGTAATACAAAAACATTATGACGACGAACAATGCGAACATATCTTCTTTGGTGCAAATCATTCTTTTGAACCACTAAACGAACAAGAATGGACTAGTTGGGAGAGAATGATCAAAGCATTCTTGGCAGCAGGAAAACTTTGCAGTTTAGATATTCCAATTAACTACGCAGAAGAATTCCTCGAAAGCGGTCTTACAGAATATGAAAACTTTATTCCACAACTACGCATTCCATTGCCTTATGTGAAACAGTGGAACTATAACACAATGATTAAGATTGATGATAAAGATTTTAAGGCAACTAACCCAGGTGTTTGGTGTCATAGCTTACACGAATTAATGGGTAGAGAAAAATTTACCGATTGGGGCAAATACGGCCTTGACAAAGTTATTAAATGAAAGTATACTAGTATTATGTTAGAAGATCAAACAGAACCAGTTTATGAAAAAGGCTATCCGTCATATGATGCAGTCAATCGTGAAAGCTATTATGACTATATGGGTAGAAGAATGAAAGAAGAGGATATAAAGATGGAAAAACAAAATGCACTAAATAACGCACAAAGAAGTATATGGGTAACCTTTAAGAAAGAAGGTATCCACATGTATCCGGGAGCAGATAGTGATCCAAAATTGGCAACAGGTGACTGGGACGATGTGTCGTTTCTTGGGTATCCTCATCGTCATATCTTTCACTTCAGGGTGCGTATTGAGGTGTTCCACGATGATAGAGACATTGAATTCATCCAATTCAAACGTTGGATGGAAAGACTCTATAGTGGTGCTTCAAAGGATGAAGTGCTCGTTCTAGATCACAAATCATGTGAAATGATCGCAGACGATCTTTATTCACAAATTTCTGCAAAGTACCCAAGCCGCTTTGTTGAAATAGAAGTCTCCGAAGATGGAGAAAATGGCTGTCAAATTTATTACCCTAAAACCAGTTAAGGATTAAAAAAAATGACTATCGAATTCAATCGTGAAGCATACAATAAAGTATTTGACGATTTGGAAAGGTTTAGAGATTACTGTCGCTTTGAAGGAAAATCTTATAATGAAAAGTTCCTTTATAACGATAGTTCTCAAACATGGCAATCTTATAAAAGATGGCAACATTGGATGAAGAATAAAAATAAGAATAAAAATAAAAGGACCAAACATTAATGACAACATATATTGTAGACATTGAAGCAGTAGATACCCGTTATACTAAGCAGTGGAAAGAATTTCTTCCAAAGCAACTGCATCAATCTATAAATAGTAATGTTGTTGTCGTTAGTGGAGGAGAAGTACCTCAGGCAACTACGCCTGGGGCATTTTTAAATTTTGCTGGCACTAACAACTATAAGTCTCAACAAATGTTAGAGATCAGTAGGATGTTTGCTAATGGAGAAATTAAAAATGGCGATTATTTTCTCTACGCCGATGCCTGGAATCCTACAGTTATTCAACTACGGTATATGGCAGAACTATTGGGTGTTAACATTCGCATTGGTGGTATGTGGCATGCAGGTAGTTATGATCCGCAAGATTTCTTAGGTAGGCTCATAGGTAATAAACCTTGGGTGCGTCATGCAGAACGTAGTATGTACGAATGTTATGACGATAACTACTTTGCAACAGACTTCCATATTGATATGTTTGAAGAGTCATTTAGAGAGATTATGGTAGAACACGAACCTATTCGTGTTGGTTGGCCTATGGAGTATCTTGCTACTTCATTAGAACAATATAAAGGTATGCCAAAGAAAGACTTAATTTTATTTCCACATAGAATTGCTCCTGAAAAACAAGTTGATATATTCCGTGATCTAAAAGAACAGTTACCGCAATACGAATTTGTTGTATGCCAAGATCAAGAACTTAGTAAAAATGAATATCACAATTTGCTAGGAGAAGCTAAACTAGTGTTTAGTGCAAATCTACAGGAAACACTAGGTATTAGTTGGTATGAAGGAGCTCTTGTAGGAGCATTACCTATGGTTCCAGATAGACTAAGCTATTCAGAAATGTCATTATCCGAATTTAAGTATCCTAGTGCATGGACTGAAGATTATTTTTGTTATAATCAGTGCAAAGACGAATTAATAAAAAAGATAGTAGATTATATAGAGAACTACGAAACATACTTACCTGCATTAGTTAAACAAGTTGATTTATTAAAGAATAATTTCTTTTCAGGACAAGCACTTTATAAGGAGATTAAAAGTGGGAGATGATATTACTTATACTATTGGAACTTATGACGATTCAGCCTGGGTAAACGATACCGGTAGTGAGTATACAATTAATGTTTCATCTACTGCAACTCCTGGTGCTACTGTTGGCGGACTCACAGCCGGGAACCTTTCATTTAGTCCTACTTACGATAATGGTACAATAACTTTAACAGATTTAGACAACTTTGAGCGTGATCTTTTAGACTTATCTGAAGTAGAAGAAATGTGCAAAGAATACCCAGGATTAAAAAACGTATACGAAAAGTTTAAACACGTTTATGATCTTGTAAAACAAGATTGGGTTGGTAAACAAAAAGATGATATTTAATTTTTTAAAAAATCGTAAAAGAGTAATTCTCGATCGTGTAGGGCAAAAGCCTTACCTTATACGTTATTACTTATTTTTAAAAGAACGTAAGTGGTTCCCATTTAATATCTTTTTACATAAATTCTTACAAAGTGATCCAGATGAATTACATGATCATCCTTGGCCGTACTTTACAATTATTCTTCGTGGCGGATATTGGGAAGTAACTCCCAAAGGACGTTTTTGGAGAGGTCCGGGAAGTTTTCGCTTTGCAACACCTAAAAGTTTACACAGAGTTGAACTTGAAAAAGGTATAAGTGCATGGACACTTTTTATCCCTGGACCAAAATTAAGAGATTGGGGATTTATTGTTAACGGTAAATGGATGCAAAACGAAAAGTATTTTAAGTGGAGAATAAGTAAATGATTAAGAAAAAATTTTACAGTTGGACTGATGTAGAACGCATGTGTGTTAGTATTGTAAATCAAATGTATAAAGATAACTGGAGGCCTGATTATATTGTAGGTATTACTAGAGGTGGAAATGTACCTGCTACTATTATTAGTAATATGACTGGAATTCGTTGTGAAGCATTAAAAGTAAGTTTACGAGACGGAGAGTCAGGTAAAACAGGAGATAGTTTACTTTGGATGTCTAATGATGCACTTGGATTTGAAGACGATATTGAAACATACAAAAACCGATGGAATCCTGCTAAACGCAAAAAGATTCTTATTGTAGACGATATTAATGATACTGGTGCTACATTTAACTGGATTAAACAAGACTGGATGAATGCTTGTATGCCAAACGAAACTGATGCATGGAATAGTGTATGGAGCGGTAATGTAAGGTTTGCTACACTAACAGATAACCTTGCTAGTAATTTTGATCAATGTGTTAACTATTGTTGTGATACAATTAACAAAGACGAAGATGATGTTTGGTTAGTTTATCCCTGGGAAAATGTGGGAGAATATTAATGAGTGACGACAAAAGAAATTATATAAAAGCATTAGAAAAAAGTATACTAGAAGATATTGAAGATTTAAAAAAGATGCAAGAAGAAAATACTAAATTTGGTGACATGCAACCAATAAAAGAAAGTATATTTAGAAAACGAAGAACCATTGCAAAAATAGAACAGGATATTAAGAATGGAAAATAAACCTTGGACTGACGTATTAGTTAAATCAAAAGACTTTACAGTTTATAAAGATGGATATCCTGTCACAGAAGGACATATTCTTTTTGTTCCTAAACAAGAAGATTGGCAAGGATTAACAAAATGTTTTGAGGCCGCATATAAATGGGGCTATGATTGGGTTGAACGTGGATATTGTGATGCGTTTAATATCGGACAAAACGTTGGAGAAGCGGCAGGACAAACTGTAGACTATCCACATGTTCATTTAATTCCTAGACGCAAAGGCGATATGGATGATCCAAGGGGTGGAGTAAGGCATGTTATCCCCGAAAAAGGAAACTATCGAAAAGTGCCTAAAGCAACAGAAGAATATTATGAATTTGTTGCAAAACAAGAAAGATTTGATTTTTAAATTTACATTGGGAGGTAAAACATGACAAGTCAAGGAGAATATAATAGAACTAATATGCTTAAAGCTATTAGAGAACATGCAAATGGACACATTGCTAA